CATCTCGCCACGTCAGCCCAATAAAAAACTAAATAAAATCAAAGGCTTAGCATTTTATCGCCGATCCACCTCCGGCGGCGTACACAGGAACACCCCCCGTCTTAAAAATAAGTACCCACCTAAAAAATTTTTTGCTACGCTACTGAGTCTTGCGAAATTATATTTTAAGAAGTAAGGTCGTGACATCGGCAACTAGCCTGCGATAAGAGATGACGCTACATATAACACCAGAAACTGGGGTGCCAGTTGACAAACGAGCGCCAAAAATAGATTTAAAGGACCGCGCTGCAGCGTGTGCCAAGACTATTTCGCTTCTTTCAGTCCATGGGTTGGACGTAAATACTACCGACGAAGACCGAGATACCGCCGCTGCACTAGCTGTGTCCTATGCTGCTGATCCTGATAAGACATCTAAAGCTGTTACAGATAAACGTGCAGCCAGACTTACCCCGGCAGTGATACAGCAGACACATGGTATTCTAGATGAGTTTGGTCGGAGCGTCGTCGATTCTGCTGTGACTGTAAGGCATCTAGTTACAAACAAACTTATACTGGAGACAGAGAACCCTGACCCGCGAGTACGAATAAAAGCGTTGGAGTTGTTGGGTAAGATAAGTGATGTGGGGCTGTTTGCAGAGAAAAGCGAAGTTACAATTACGCATCAGACGACAGATGATCTGAAAGAGAAGCTACGAAAGAAGTTACAAAAGTTAACCGAACCTATAGAACATGTAGAAGATGCGGTGGTGATAGATGCAGACTTTATAGATGTGGATAAGGAACTAGGGTTAGTAGATGAATAAGGTGTTGGACTTTACTGAGGAAGAGATTGAGCACATGCTCAGTAACCTCGACGCGTTCACGCCGGAAGAAGTGGCTGAGATAGACCGCATGGTTGATGAGCTTGCCGCGAGAAATGCAAACCAAGCGTCTTATGATGACTTGTTAGCGTTCTGTAAGAAGATGGACTCTAACTATATTGTAGGTAGGCACCACAGATTGCTAGCAAATATGCTCATGGACATTGAGCGAGGTATGAAAGACCGGATCTGTGTTAACATGCCACCACGTCATGGTAAGTCACAGTTGGTCTCTATCTTCTATCCAGCTTGGTTTCTTGGTCGAAACCCCGACAAGAAGGTCATGATGGTGTCACACACCACTGATCTGGCGGTGGATTTTGGGCGGAAGGTTAGAAACCTGATTGCAACAGATGCGTATAAAGAAGTATTTCCTACAGTCTCGCTAGCTATTGATAGTAAGTCTGCGGGGAGGTGGAACACAAACCACAAGGGAGAATATTTTGCTTGTGGTATTGGTAGTTCCATCGCGGGTCGAGGTGCTGACCTCCTCCTAGTGGATGACCCTCATTCAGAGCAAGATGTGTTGAACGGTAACTTCGAAGTGTTTGATCGCGCATATGAGTGGTTTACGTTCGGCGCTCGGACACGTCTTATGCCGGGTGGACGGGTTGCGATCATCCAGACACGTTGGCACCTCGACGACCTTACGGGTCGTGTAACAAGGGACATGGCAAAGAATGATAAGGCTGACCAGTACGATGTGGTTGAGTTTCCTGCTATACTAGACGTTACAAACAAGAAGACTAAGAAGGTAGAGTATAAGCCGTTATGGCCTGAGTTCTTTGATATGGAGGCACTTGAGCGTACAAAAGCTTCTATGCCTGTGTTTCAGTGGAACGCTCAGTATCAACAGCAGCCTACCGCCGAAGAAGCTGCGCTCATTAAACGTGAGTGGTGGCAGATATGGGAGAAGGATGACCCTCCCACATGTGAATATGTTATTATGTCGTTGGACGCAGCGGCAGAAACACACAACCGCGCTGACTTTACTGCTATAACAACTTGGGGTGTGTTCCTCAACGAAGAGACCGGGGCACATAATATAATATTGTTAAATAGTATAAAAGAGCGTATGGAATTTCCTGAGCTTAAACGTGTTGCAATGGACTCTTACGACGAATGGGAGCCAGATGCGTTTATTGTGGAGAAGAAGAGTGCGGGTACCGCGCTTTATCAGGAGATGCGCCGCATGGGTATACCCGTACAAGAGTTTACACCGCACCGTGGTTCGGGAGATAAGCTTGCACGGTTGAACTCAGTGGCAGACATTGTGGCGTCAGAAATATGTTGGGTTCCAGAGACCCGATGGGCTGAAGAGGTCGTAGAGGAGATAGCGGGGTTTCCTTTTATGTCGCATGATGACTTAGTTGATGCTACAGTGATGGCATTGATGCGTTTTCGCAATGGAGGGTTTATCCGCCTGCCCACCGACGAACCAGAGGAAATGCAATATTTTAAACAGCGCCGGGGCGGCTATTATTAAGAGGTAAGCTATGGCTATTGAAAAAGGAATATTTTCTCCTCCGCTCGGGATGGACGAAGAAATGGAAAGCGGTCAGGAAATTGATCTAGATATTGAGATTGTTGACCCCGAAGCAGTCACACTAAGCGATGGAAGCATGGAAGTTACTTTAATTCCTGACGCCGGAATCGCTGATATGGCAGATTTTAATGCCAACCTCGCAGATTTTATGGAAGATAGCGACCTCCGCGAGCTGTCAGATGATCTAGTTGGGCTAGTTGAAGCTGATATGGACAGTCGGAAAGACTGGGTAGAGGCGTATGTACAAGGTTTAGACGTGCTAGGCTTCAAATATGAGGAGCGAACTCAGCCTTGGGATGGCGCGTGTGGTGTGTTTTCTACAATTCTTGCTGAAGCAGCCATAAGATTCCAAGCAGAAACCATGTCTGAGACGTTTCCAGCCGCTGGACCTGTGAAAGTTAAGATACTTGGAGACGAAACTAAGGATAAAACTGAAGCTGCCGAGCGTGTAAAGGCAGATATGAACTACGAAATCACTGAACGGATGGTTGAGTACCGTTCAGAACACGAAAGAATGCTCTATAGCCTTGGTCTAGCAGGGTCTGCGTTCAAAAAAGTGTACTTCGACCCTAATATGGGGCGACAAGTATCTGTGTATATACCAGCAGAAGACGTAATTGTGCCTTATGGAGCAAGTCATTTAGAGACAGCCGAGCGAGTTACGCACGTTATGCGTAAAACTAAGAACGAAATGATGAAACTTCAGGCTGGTGGGTTCTATAAAGAGACAGAATTAGGCGAACCACAACCGTATCACTCTGATATTGAAGAGAAAAAGGCTGAAGAAGGTGGATATAGCCTTACTGATGACAGTAGGTATGCGTTATACGAGTGTCATGTTGAGATGAACGTGCCGGGAATTGACGATGAAGAGGACATACCCAAGCCATACGTTGTAACTATCGAACGTGGGTCGGGAGAAGTCTTAGCGGTACGTAGAAATTACGAAGAAAACGACACATTAACCTTAAAAAATCAATTTTTTGTACATTATCCGTATGTTCCGGGGTTTGGGTTCTATGGGTTAGGATTAATTCACATTATTGGTGGATATTCCCGTGCGGGCACGTCTATAATCCGCCAGTTGGTGGACGCAGGTACGCTATCTAACCTACCGGGTGGGCTAAAAACGCGTGGCCTGCGTATAAAAGGTGACGATGCGCCTATAGAACCGGGTGAATTTAAGGATGTAGACGTACCATCTGGTAGCATTCGTGACAATATTATGACTCTGCCGTATAAAGAGCCATCACAAACACTCCTTACCTTGTTAGACCGTATTACTCAAGAAGGGCGCAGGTTAGGGGCCATTTCAGACTTAAACATCTCTGATATGTCCGCAAATGCTCCTGTAGGTACAACATTAGCGCTTTTAGAACGTACGTTAAAGCCTATGGCAGCGGTTCAGGCGCGTGTACACTACGCCATGAAACAAGAATTCAAGCTGCTAAAGACCATTATTTCTGAACATGCACCTACTGAATACTCTTATCTACCTGAACGAGGAGAAGTAAGCGCACGTCAGATGGATTACATGATGGTGGACGTTATACCCGTCAGTGATCCAAACTCTTCAACGATGGCACAGCGTGTTGTTCAGTATCAAGCAGTGCTGCAGATGGCGCAACAAGCGCCTCAGATATATAATCTACCTGTGCTACATAGAGAGATGATGGAGGTTCTAGGTATAAAGAACGCAGACAAGATTGTGCCTACCAAGGAGGACGCGAAGCCAACTGATCCTGTTAGTGAGAATATGGATGCCTTGATTGGTAAACCTATGAAAGCGTTTATCTACCAAGACCACCAATCGCATATCGCCGCGCACATGGCGTTCTTGCAAGATCCAATGATTGCGCAGATGATTGGGCAGAATCCACAAGCCAAACAAATCCTCGCGTCCTTGCAGGCTCATATCGCCGAACATCTTGGGTTTCAGTATCGTTCACAGATCGAAGAGAAACTGGGTGCTCCGCTACCTTCTCCAAACGAGGAGATGCCAGAAGAAGTCGAGGTACAACTATCTCGTCTTGTGGCTGATGCAGGCAGGCAGCTTACACAAACACATCAGAAACAGGCTGCTCAGAAAAAAGCACAAGAGCAAGCGAAAGATCCTGTGTTACAAATGCAACAGGCTGAACTTCAAATTAAAGCACAAGAAGTTGAACGTAAGAAAACCAAAGATAAGGCAGATGCTGTTATTAGAGCAGAGCAACTCAAGCTACAGCAAGCCAAGACCGCAACAGATGCTATGATTAAAGCAGAGGAGCTTAACATAGACAAAACAGAACTCGCCATCGACGCTGAAGTAAAAGGTGTGGAGATGGACCGAGCACGCCGTGAAGCGCAGGTTAAAACTGCTGTGGAGATGGCAAAAATAACACAACCAAAAAAAGGAGCTAAAGAATAATTCATGGCAACTACCGTCTTTGACGTGCTTATTAAAAATATCGACGAGGAAATCTCGTCTGCACGCACCTTTGTATGTGGTGGATCTCCAAAAGAGTATGCCGATTACAGAGAGGTTGTAGGCTTAATCCGAGGTCTTGAAGCCTGCAAACGTTTTGTAGAAGACCTTTCGCGTAACTATATGGAAAATGATAATGACTGAAGCAGCAATTAAAATAAATGAAGAGCAGGAGTTTGAGGCACAACTTCCAACCCCTGCAGGGTACAAAGTACTTATTGCCTTACCAGAAGCCTCTGACACCTATGAAGGGTCAAGCGTTCTTAAATCAGAAAAGGAAAAAGACTTAGACCACATAATGTCTATTATTGGACTTGTTATGGATGTGGGTCCACAGGCATATAATGATAAGGAAAGGTTCCCCAACGGGCCGTGGTGCAAACAAGGTGATTACGTAATGTTCCGTATGAACTCAGGCACTAGATTTAAACTAGATGGTATGGAATACCGTCTAATGAATGATGATAGCATCGAGGCGGTTGTATCTGACCCTCGTGGCATCACACGCGCATAGGGGGGTACAATGGCTTTTCAAAAAGTAGAATTTGAATTTCCCGACACAGAAGACGATAAGATTGATGTAGAGCCTTCTAGTGCGGAGAAAATGAACTCCTCTGGGGATGTAGAAATAGAAGTTGAAGAAGAGAAACCTACAAAACCAGAGAAGGCTAAAGCGCCTGTAAAGGAAGACGACGTTGAAGTTGAGGTTGTAGACGATACACCCAAAGCGGATCGCGGGCGCAAGCCAATGAAAGAAGCGCCTGTAGATGTTACTGACGATGAACTCGCAGAATATTCTGAACGCGCTCAAAACAGGATTAAACATTTCTCTAAAGGCTATCACGAAGAACGTCGTAGGAAAGAGGAGGCAGAGCGTAGGAGTGTAGAGCTTGAACGTGCTACACAACAGTTACTTGAAGAGAATAAGAAGCTAAAGGCGTCTACTAATAAAAGTCAGACAGCACTTATATCTCAGGCTAAGAAAAACGCTGAAACCCAATTAGATGCTGCGAAAACAGCATACAAAACAGCGTATGATGCTGGTGACTCCGATGCAGTACTAGACGCAAACGATAAGCTATCAGATGCTAAGATTAAACTCGATAAATTAAACAATCTTAAAGTACCAGCTTTACAGGAAGAAGAAACACCTGTAGAGTTGTCACCAGAAGTATCTAAACCCGCCCCGGCTCCACAAGTCGATAAGCGAACCTTAGAATGGAAAGATAACAATTCTTGGTTTGGTGTGGATGATGAAATGACGAGCTTTGCGCTGGGGTTGCATAACAAGCTCGAAAAAGAGGGTGTTAACCCTCAAACAGAAGAATACTACGAGAGAATCGACACTCGTATGCGCCAAGTGTTCCCCGATAATTTCGAGGACACTGAAGAAGTCGAGGTAGCCCCGGAGCCGAAGCGGCAAGCACAGGTTGTGGCACCAGCAACGCGCAGTACTGCGCCGAAGAAGGTGACATTAACTAAAACACAAGTGCAAATCGCCAAGAGGCTTGGTCTGACCCCGCAACAATACGCCAAACAGGTTGCAATAGATATGAGGAAACAAAATGGCTGAAAACCGAATTGACCGTGAATTACAAGCCCGCGAGAAAACTGTCCGTAAGAAGTCTTGGCAGCGCCCGGAAACACTTCCATCGCCAACACCTGAAGACGGTTATTCATACCGCTGGATTCGCGTGAGTACGCAAGGTAATACTGACGCCACAAACGTTTCTTCAAAAATGCGTGAAGGTTGGGAGCCTGTAAAGGCAGCAGATCATCCAGAAATTACGTTGGTAACTATCGAAAATGAACGATTTGCTGACAACGTGGTAATTGGTGGCCTATTGCTTTGTAAAGCTCCAGTAGAACTAGT